CTACAAGCGATAGAGATATTGAAGAGATTATGGAACACTTGTTCCATACAATACACAATTTTGGCATTCCGGGAGCTGTAGAAGGAAGTGCAACACAAGTTCCTATGGAAACTTTAATTTCAATATTAGATAATAATCCTAGTTTTTCTTGGACAACTACAGAATTACATCTTGCTATGAAAGAAGCAATTGACGCAGGGTTATATGATCCAAGTGGTTATGCTACTGATTGGGCAACAGATTCTGATGCAGCCGTAGTAGCATATAAAGAATATACTTACTTAGTAAATTGGTCAATGTGGGATATGAGTGAGTTTTGGGACGGAGAAAGTCTTAGTCCTGAATGGGATGATACTTTAAAAACACCTGCAGGTATGTTAGCAAATAATCCACTAGGTTATGCTATGTTTAACAAATACTTTGCACCAGTACTTAGTAAACCAGATTTTAATATACTAAAACGTATATTTCAAGATAATGATGCTGGAGTATCTGGCTATGTAGCACAACCGGCTGCATCACGAGTGCAAGAAATTGATTGGTTTGCTGACAGTGGTATTGTAGGTGAAACACAAGACGAAAATTTTTATACAGACTACGACGGCCACGGCACTCATTGTGCAGGAATATCAGTTGGAAAAACATTTGGTTGGGCTAAAAACGCAAGAGTATATGCTCAAAAATTAGGTGGTTTAGAAGGCACAGCAGATCCAAACAACGGAATTAGTATCACTAACGCTTTTGATTGTATAAGAATTTGGCATAATAATAAATCAAACAATAGGCCTACTGTTGTTAATATGAGTTGGGGATATGGATTCTCAACAACAGCTGATCCAACAAGTGGAACATACAGAGGCACAGGGTGGACATATGGTGTTGATTATAGCACTCGAGCAGAGCTAGAGACAGCAACAGGCGTGGGTATTAAAAGATTGAATAGCGGAACAACAACTAGATTGTCAACAAGAAACGCAACAGTTGATGCAGAAATAGAAGATATGGTTTCAGCAGGAATACACGTAGTAATTGCAGCTGGTAATAACTATAACAAAGTAGAAGCATTTGGTGGCACTGATTATGACAATGATGCATTATTTGGAGCAACTACAATAAACTATCATAGAGGTAGTTCACCGTATAGCTCAAATGCATACATGGTAGCTAGTTTAGATAGTACTACACAAGATGACAGCGGCACTGAAAAAGACAGAACAAGTATATTTTCAAGTAGAGGTCCAGGATGTAACATATGGGCACCGGGTTCGGATATTATGAGTGCTTGTAGCACACCATATAACGCAAGTAAATTTGCACCAATAACATATTTTGATGATGCGAGTTTTTATCAAATGAGTATAAGTGGAACATCAATGGCGGCACCACAAGTAGCCGGTATATTATGTTTACACTTAGAATCAGACCCAACACTTACTCCGGCACAATTAAAATCAAAAATTATAACAGATTCAAAAGATGTTGTATATAATACAGGTGTAGATAACGACTATGATCAGGTAAGTACAAGTACTTTTGGGCAAGATGCAAAAATTTTATATAGTAGATATGCAAGTGCAAATGCATTATCTATAACAACAGAATGAAGGTAGTAATATGGCAATAAATTATCCAAATGATCCAGCAGTAGATGACACTCATGTTGTAGGCGATGTAACTTGGACATGGGACGGAACAGCCTGGACTATAATATCTACAGCAGGCGGTGGCGGAGGAAGCTCTTATAATGACGCTGCTGTTGATACACATCTAAATACTAGTAGTGCTAGTACAAACGAAATTTTAAGTTGGGACGGCTCAGACTATGCGTGGGTAGCTGATCAAACCGGAGACGGTGGCGGCGGTGGAGGCGGTGGCGCTTCTGAAATTAATGACCTAACAGATGTTAATATTTCAAACCCACAAGATAATGAAGTATTAAAATATAGTTCTGGATCATGGGTAAACGGAACAGATGCCACAGGCGGAGCAGGTAGTGTAGCATTTACAGATTTAACAGATGCTCCTTCAGGATTAACACCTGCTAATTTTTACGAATCAGCAATAACAACATTTAGAGTTACAAACACAGGCACATCATCTTATGAATTTGATAGCCATTACACTGGACCTAATCCAACTATATTTGTTTTAAGCGGAACAACAGTAGCATTTGATTTGACAAATATTGGCGGACATCCTTTTGCTATCCAAGATAGTACAGGAACAAATTATAATACTGGATTAGTGCATGTTGCAACTGATGGAACAGTAAGTACTGGATCTAATGCACAAGGTAAAAGTTCAGGAACATTGTATTGGAGAATACAGGAAAGTTTAGGTAGTCCACCTAACTATAGATACCAATGTACATCACATATAGGTATGGTTGGTGCTGTAACTATAAAAAGATTAAGTTCTATTTAAGAAAAATTTGTAGATTGTATCTTAGTCGTTGTAATTCAACAACATTTTCTCTTAACGTATGCGGATCTATATTGCCATCATGTTCGGTTGCATGACCGTTATTAATTAATACAACATGACTTTTTAATTCTTGCAACATTTGTTGTGCTTGCTTTTTACTTTTATCTAATGTAATTTTTGAAATCTTTTGTTCAAAATCTGCAAGTTCGTTTTGAAATTTTTCGCTATTGTTTAATGATAACATTAGTCTTCCTTTTGAGTAGGCCTTAGTTGGAAGAAATCTAAACTAGGATCTTTGTTACTAGTTTGGGTAATACTTCCGCCATCCATTATACTTTCTAAACCAATTGGCATACAAGGAGGTACATGAAATACACTACCTTCTTTTATTTCTTTTTCGTATAACATACCGTCAGCGGTATCTATCCAAGCAATTTTAAAATTGCCGCTGTTTACAAACCAAGATTTTTCAGTAGTTTTATGAAAGTGCATAGGCAAACCGCTTCCGACATTTTCAAATACTAAAATCTTTGATACATAATTATCAGTTTTAGCCCAAGTTGCTTCGTATCCAAAACTACTTTTATCTACATTGTCGTTCATAATAAATCCATTACTTTAAATATTGTTTCTAATTTAGTTTGATTTACCTTGTTTGTCAAGGTATTTCTTAAGCCATTGTGTAATGGCTTTGGCCAACTTTTAAATGTAGTCCAAGCATATCCGTTATGTTCATTGTTTAACTTAGGAATAAATTCATCATCAACTACACATAGATATGTATGAAAATGAAACTTATCATCATTTGAAATAAACGTCTCTAATGGAATAGTTTTTTTAATTTCTATTTCACCAATTTCTTCAAAAATTTCTCTACGTAAGCCTTCCCACGGAGTTTCAGCTTTTTCGTTGGTGCCACCTACTAGACCCCATACGTCTTTAGCTCTACCTTGTGTTCTATGTAATAATAAGAATCTTTTTGTTGATCTTGCATACACTAATGCACCACTACAAATAATAGTTTTATTGTCCATACTAGTAGTTATTTTAATAAGCTAGGCGCCAGGTTCCGTTTTGGTATTCGCCGTCGTATGATAAAATCCAATCATTATTTTCATACTTGTATTGCTTACCTGTATTAAGATTAGTTGTATAAACAACTGTACTATCATCAGTACTAGCATCAAATACTATGTGCCATTTTGAACCATCCCATTCGATAATATCTTGAGCTCCTGCTACAAACTCTGATCCGTCATTGTTCTTCCAAGCATCAGGACCGTCATATGCTACATCCTCTACGTTAGCACTATTATTAATGTCTGCTAGTATTAGTATACGTGGGTTTCCTGATTTTAGATCTGTAGGATTAGTTTTATAAGGATTAATAATATAATCAATTTTGTTTCTATCACCATTAGGACCATGCATAATTGTATCTGCAGGGAAACTATCAGCGTCCCAAGAAATTGTTAATTCGTATTCGTCTAGCGGATTAATAGCCACAGTGCCTACTAGTTCATTAGCTAGGTCTGTACGTCTTAAACGTAATTCAGTGACTCCGCTGTTAAAACTAAACGGCATATCTTTTGTATATCCTGTCCAAGTTTCTGCTCCAACAACACCTTTATTGATTAATTTAGCTGTTGTTCCAAGTACTAGTAAACCATAATTATCATGGCCTGTTGTTACTATAGAATCTACATCAGTCTTTAATATACCTTCACTCAAAATTTGTTCTTCAATTTCGCCAGTACCAGTAACAGCAATTCTAGTTGTTACATCACTCTGTGGAACTGGTGCATCGTCATATGCTTGACTAACAGGTCTTGCAAGATCTAAATCAATAGTGCCTTTGGTTTCATTAAAAATACTTTGTACAACTTGTGTAATAACACCTAGGCGTTTTACTTTAACAGGTGGACTAATATAAATTGGTGTGTTAAATGTCATTGTTGCTACATCTATTTCGCTGTCAACTCCAACAGGTACTGTTCTACTACTAAAAGTTAAAGTTTCTAAATTAACTACGCTTAAACTTGTCCAATCAATATAGTTGTCTGTGGTTTGTATTTCTAAACTAGGGTTAAACAACATTAATATTTGTTCTAATATTTGTAATTTTTGATCAGTGTTTGAACTCCAAATATCCACATTAATTGTAAGGGTATATGGAGTAGGCATTAAGCGTTCAACAGTATAGTTCTTGCCTTCTTTGTTTAAGTATTCATTACCGTCAGTATCATATGCTTGTTCACGTATGTTAACTTTGTTGATATAACTTGAGTCAGCAAGTCTTGCTGTATCCATAGCAAGTCCTGTAATATAAACACTCATACGAGGTGCGCTAGGTATTTTATTTTCTGAATTTTCTCTTATGATGTTTGCAA